AGGTCTCTTACTGCCTCGTAGGTGGTGGCGTAGCAGTCCACCGTCAGGATCACCGTGGGCATCCCCATCGGGCCGCCTAGCGTCTGCTCCCGCTGGACGCCCGACCGCCGCCACGTCACGAACGGAAGGTCAGCCGTCGCCGGGGCGATGACCGGATAGACCCGCGTGCCCACCAGAGCCGCCACGTCGGCGTCGGCGATGAGGGCGGCGCGGCAGACTTGCTCTGGGCTTTTGAGCGGCATACGGCACTATCCCACGCCCACCGGCAGGGCTTGCAGACTAGCCTGGGCCGAGCGTGTCAGTGCCGCTCACAGAGCCAGCGTCGCGGAACCGGAGGGCAGCCCACGCCTGCCCCAGTGTCAGCGAGAGTTCCCGCTGGAGGTACTCGGCCACCTGGGCCTGCGTCTGATCCCACGCGGTCTGAACTGGAGGGCGACCGGACTCGCCGCCGATCGGCATCGATGGGATGACGATGGGCTGTTTTGACTTTCGGAAAAACGCCCGAGGGTACGCCGGGTCGGTCTGCACTCGCCCCTCGCCGCTCGTGTCCTTGAGCATCTTGAACGGGCCAAGCCGGTTGAAGCTGCTCGCGATGTAGGCGTTCTGCCCGCTCACCCAATGCACCACGCCCCTGCCTCGAACCGTCTCCTGCCGACCGTTTCGCACGCGGACGAACGGCGTAGTCGGCGACTTTCGTTGATACGGTTCGTTTGAGAACTTGGAGATGCGGCGTTGCTTCGTTCCGAATTCGAGCCACCACTGGTGGAACGCTCGGTCTGGGCCAGCCAGCACCGTGCCGCCGGCCGCACTGCTTCCGCCGGCCGCCCCTGCCCGGTTGTAGCCGATGAGCCCGACCGCGACGCCGCTCTGCTTGTACTTGACGATCTTGTAGTTGACCGCCCGCTTCAGGTTCCCAGTGGGGCCGACAGGCGTCACCTCTCGCAGCCGTAGATACGCAGGCCAGATCGCCTTCTCAATCGCCTCGCCCAGCACCTCAGCGGCTTCTGCTCTGGGGAAGAACGCCTGGATATTGTCGCGGAGCGACCGCAGTTCGTCCGTGTTGATGTTCAACTGGATGCCAGCGACAGCCATAGCTACACCGTCTCCTGGCAGAGCAGCTCGTACTCGCTGCGATTCTCCCGCTCAAGGATCGAGATGATCTCGAACGTGCGGCCACGCCACGAGATCCGCATCTGCTGCGTCAGCCCCACGAGATACCGGAGCCGCACGCGGTGCGAAATCTCGGTCTGCTGCTGACCAGCAAGCAGGAACTCCCGAGCCGTCACGCCCTGGACGCTGGCCCACACCTCCGCGAACGTCGTGTCGTAGACGGGCACCATCTCGCCCATCGAGTTCTTCGTCTCGCGGTAGGCCAGCACGGTGATCCGCTCGCGGAGGTCGCCCGCCTTCATCAGACGATGCTCCCCTCGCCCACGATGACGATCTTGTAGGTAGCCCCAGCGGTCGAGGCGATGAACAGCGAGTTAGCCGTCGTGCCCGCCGCAGTCGGGTTCGTGGCGAGCAGCACGCCCCCCGGCGGCACGCTGCCCGTGTAGGCTCCGGTCACTGTGAGCGTGTGAGTCGCACCAGTGTTCTCGATCCAGAGCACCTTGGCAGCGGTGAAGGCAATCGTCACCGCCGCGCCGTCGCGGGTGTCGGCGAGTGACGAAAGTTGCAGCGTGTCGGTTCCGCCGCTCGTCCGCGAGTCGCTGTAGATCACCTGGGCCTGGTTCGCACCGGTGCCGTCGCCCAGGGCGAGGAAGTGATCCGCCGTCGTTACGCGGGTGTTTGTGGCGATGTCGGCAGTGTCGGTTTCGATGCCGACGATGCGACAGAGAATCTCGGCTGACAGGCTCATGTGTATGACCCCCACGACACGGTATCGAGCAGCCGCATCGCCGCGACCGGCATCGCCCCGTCGCCACGCTTCTCATAGAGTTCGTGGACGCACATCAGAATCGCCGACTTGACCCGCTGCGGCACGCTGGCTGAGTCGCCGTAGCCCGCCCACCACGAGACGGTCACTGAGTTCTGGTCGATCAAGTGCGAGGGCCACGAGCCGGCGTAGAGCGTGCGGATCGCCCCCGGTGTCGAGTCGCGGTCAACTCGGTACTCCGATGCCGAGAGCGTCGCCGTGCCGCCGGCCTCGCCCGTCACGTAAGTAATCGTGACAGCCGTGGCCGTGCCCGACGCGATCATCGGCGGGCGGGGCAGTTCGATCTCAGCAGGAAACGCATCGAGCTTCATCACAAGCTGCTGCGTCACGAGAGCCCGGTCGATGTAGTCCTCGACCCACTCGCGGGCGGTCGTGATGTAGCCCTGGATCAGCGTATCGTCAGCGGACGTATCGACGCGGCAGTGAGCCTTCGCCTCGCTCAGCGTCACCGGCTCTACCGCCGGGGCTGACGTTCGTCGGAGGCTGCGGTAGCGTCTCATTTGCGGCGTCTCCTGGGCGTGAGGTCAGCAGACTCGGCCACCGGCTCCACGCTCGCTGTCTCGATCAGAGTCTGCTGCGAGTCCCGCACCTCGGTCGCGTACTCCCAGGCGATGAGGCTCTGGGCCTGCCGTTCGGGGAGGTCGATCACCTCGCCGGCCTTGTAGGCACCGTGTGCCCGCGTCAAACGTATTTTCATTCTTCGCCTACCTTCCATGCAGCCTTCGGCGGCTTCCGCGTCTCCTGCCACTCATTGCAATACTGAAACACGGGCTGGCCGAGTTCTTGGCTGGGCCACGTCACCACGTACTCACCGTGCCCGATGCACACGCGGGGCGTGATGTAGAGCCGGTTGCCGCACGCCTTGAACGCCTTCCAGAATGATATGTCCGAGTCAGTTCTGCCTTCACCCCAGCCCCCTTGCGGATCGGGCTGCTCGTGGAACCACGGCTTCGCCATCCGCCGCAGGGCAGCGGTCGAGATGATCGTGCAGCCGAAGTGGGCGCTGTCCACCTGTTGAACCGGGGCACCGAACCACTCTCGGGGCACCTGGGTCACGCCGCCGGCTGGCGGATTGTCCAGCGTGTCGAGCAGCGTGAGCATCGGCCTGCCGTCCTCCCTCTTCGTCTGGAGCGGAGCCAGGGCATCGCACTGGAAGGTCATGGCGAGGGCGAAGAGATGCTCGATGTTCTCCTTCGACACGAAGGAGTCCATGTCGAGCGTGATGATGTACTCGGTGGTCGGCTCGAACTTCTCCAGCATCCGGGTCAGCACCTGGCTCCAGAACGCACCTTGCCCCAGCGTCGGGCGAATGTGCAGCGGCATCATCGCTTCGATGAACCCGAACACGTTGATAAGCGGCCCGAAGCGCGGCCCGCTCAGGATCGCCTCGCACCGCACCTCGACCGACGAGCCGCCGACTTGCACAAACATGGATTTCACTTTCCAGAAATGAGAAACGGCGGGGAGGCTCACGCCTTCCCCGCCGCTCACTGTGCCTGTCGTGTCAAGCGGATCAGCCGACAGCCTGGGTGTTCACACCCTTAGTGGTGGCGTCAATCGGGCCAGCCTCGCCCTTGCCCAGACGGCAGGTCGTGATGACGCCGCACGTCGAAGCCGGGGTCGCGGAGACCGTGAGATACCGACGCTTGCCGCGGAGGTCGATGTCGAACCGATGGGCGTAGCCGACGCCAGCGGTGGCCGTCACGCCGGCAGCGACCGTGAAGTCGGTGCCTCCGACGAACCCGCTGATGTTGGTTTGCCCCGACCCGCTCGTGTCGCTCTGGGCAACCCGCAGCACCGTGGCAGCGGTCGTGGGACCGGTCGCGGATGTGAACGGGGAGAACAGCACGTCGATCGAGGCATACTCGAAGCCGAGCGTGTCGATCTCAAGGGAGTGCGTCGCGTTCAGGGCAACCGAGGTCTCGGCCTTGCTGACGCTCTTCGTTGCAGCTACATGGTTCATGGATCAGGAATCTCCTGGGAAGGTGTCAGAATCAGCCGAACTTGAGGGCCACGACCGGGCCAGCCTTGGTCGTGCTGCCGATGTCGTTCACGACCATCGCGTTCCGCGTGGTGGCGAAGGTTAATGTTTGATCAAATTCCACGTACCGCTCGCTGGCAGTGCGGATGTTGATCGCCCGACGCTCGCCGAAGATCGCGGCCTGGCTGAGGTCACCGAAGATCGCAGCACAGCCACCGGTCGTGCCGGTGAGCCGCGACTCAAGCGACTGCACGAGGGTCACCGGGTAGCCCAGGAACGTCTCGCCGAAGCCGGCCGCGACGTTGTCACTGGAGTTGCCGCCGGCACCCGACGAGCCGCCGGGGAGCATGGCGAGCCGCAGCATCGCGGAGCCCCAGCCAGCCGGCGAGATGTACCACCGAGCGGAGCGGCTGCGAGCGTACATTGGCAAGCGAGCCAGAAGGTCCGTGAAGTTCTTCATCGTCAGCGTGTCGAAGGTCGCGTTGCCCGTGGCAGTCACGACCGAAGCCGAGTAGGCCGACTGAAGAATCTTCACAGCCACGCCCGTCACGCCGTGGTAGGCGAGCGTGCCGTCACCGATGAAGCCGGCGTTGTCGAACGCTTCGCTGAACGCCTGGGCCGTCTCGACCGCCATTGCATCGGCGAGGTCGATCACCGAGTCTTCCAGCAGCGAGTTCGGAGTGCGGTTTGCCACGCCCCAAATCTTCGCCGTCAGTTCGACATTGTCGAAGGTCACGTCGCTCGCCGTCACCTCGACGTTCTCGCCAACCGGGCGAGCCGTGAGGCCACCGGTGCGACGAGCGTAGACGAGCGTGTCGGAGTTCATGTTGACCCGCTTCGCCTGCTGCGGGAACACGCCGAACTCCTCGACCAGGCGGATGATCTCGCTGGACAGTTCCGGCGAGGTCAGCACGCCGCCGAGCGAGTTGATGCCACCGGCCTGGACGCGGCTTTCGACGCCGTGATCCTTGCACCACCGACGAGCCTCGGCATCGCCGAACACGAAGCCCTTGATGTGCATCCCGGCACGATACGCGGCTTCCGACGAGCGGAACGCCTTCAGGGGGCCATGCGACTTCGGCACGGCGTACTCACGCTGTTCCACGTTCGGCTCCTTCGCCTCGGGGGTATCGAGCACCTTCGCCGGTGCGGAACGCTCCAGCACGGCACGCAGTTCGACGTTCTTCGCGGCGACCCGCTGGAGGAACTCGATCCGCTCGCGGAGCTTGTCGGCACGGGCCTCGAGCGACCGCAGCGACGCCTCCTGCTCCTCGGTCATGGGCTCAGCGGCGGCATCGCCCTCGGGGGCGTCCTCGCTCATCGTCTCCATCTCGGCGACAACGGCGGCCAGTTCGTCGAGCAGTGCCTTGATCTTGTCCACGGCGGAATCTCCTAGTGCGATTCGTGGCAACGCGGTCGCATCGCCTACGGTCGAAACTAGGGTTCGCGGGGGGCACCCTTGCAGCACGCAGTGCAGCAGGCAGTAAAGAAGTCAGCCCGCCTTGACGCGGCGAATCTCAGCCGCCGGCAGGATGTGCTTGTCGGTGTTGCCGCACCGGCATCGCAGATAGCGGGTCTGGTAGTCGCCCGACCGCTGGCTTGATGCGACAACGAACTTGCCTTCACGACAACGGGGACAAGGATCGCCCGATCTAGCGGCCATGCTGCCTCAGTACATCGCGGTAGAAAGCCGCACGATTCGCGGCATATTCGCGGGCTTCGTCGTGCCGACGCTGCTCCTTGCGGAAGTGGTCGAACGACCGCTGGGCCACCGTCACGTCGGCATCGGGATACGCAGGAAACGTGACCGGCCCAACGTCCAGCAGCGAGTCGATGCGGGTGATCGTCCGCACGCTGCGGCCGTCCTCGATCGCCCACATATCGCCGCCGCTCGGCACGGTGAAGCTGAATGACGAGCCCTTGACGATGCCCGCCCGAATGTTCGAGGCGATGTCACGCCCGTAGGTCGTGTCGGGTACGGGGAACTCGTACCTCAGCCCCACCTCGTCCACGCTCATCGACAGCGTGCCGGGATAGCGGGCCAGCGGATAGTTCGCGTCGTGGTTCCAGAGGGCGCGAGTCTCAAGTGACTTCTTGCGGCCGCGCCGCTCGGAGACGATGCCGAAGGCGTCAGGGTGAATCCGCTCGATGAAGTCGCCCAGGTCGAGCGAGTTGACGCCGAACTTCGCGGCGTAGCCGACGATGTACTCACGCTCGCTGCCGTCTTCGGCACTGCGGCTCTCGACCGCCAGGAGCGGCACCGCCGACTCCACCTCGTCAATCGCCAGCGACCGTCGTTCAATGTTCATCGTCGTGCTCCTTGCGTTTTCGTCCGCTGCGTTCATCTGCTTCACCAGCTTTTTGCTCCATGAATATCCCGAGTCGCCACCCCATAGAGCCCATGCAATCCGACCGTTGGACGGAAAGCCGCTCTGCCCTGGGCTCCACCCCTCGCCCTGCTTGTCGATCTCGTGCCGGTCGAAGTACGCCTTCATTCTGCGTGCCGTCTCTGGGCTGATCGTCGTGCCGTTGCTCAGGTCGCGTCCGCGAGCCACGCCGACTGCCGTGCCGCCTCGGCCGTACTCGCCTCGCCATGCAAGCCCCTTCGCTGCCTCGCTTCGCACACCCGCCGGGGGCGTGAAGTCGATGTGGTCGTACCTAGCTGCCACGGCGTCGCCCCTTACGCTTGGGCTTGCCGTATGAGTTCTCTTCCGCTGGCGGCGGCTCTGGCAGCGGGTCAATCTTCGTGAGCGTTGCCACCTTGTGACCGACTTGCGTCTCGGTCGCACGCCACCCGCCGGCCACCTCTTCGTAGACCGTGATGAGGGCGGCGGGGTCTTCCTCGCTCGCCTCGATCTTGAAGTCGGTGCCTGGGATGTCGAGCGTGCCGTAGTCCATCACATGATCGACTCGACCGCGGGCACGCCCGCCAGACGAGCCCCACGAAACGAAGTCACCTTCCGACACGGTGCCCGGCTGGGCACGCTGCTCGCCCCGGATGAACTGAGGCGAATCGTCCACCCACACGTCAACCTCGATCCCGGCCGCCTGGGCCGCATCGTCCTTGAGCGTGTCACCGCCTACGAGCAGCACGTCGGAGAAAGACTCGGCGAATTCGCCGAGAGATGCGATCACCTCCCCTCTGTCCGCCTCGGGCCTACGAGAGATCATCACTACGCGATTGCCGTCCGCGACCGCCTTACGGGCGAACTCGCCCCACAGTTGCGGGTCGGCAGAAAACGTGCGGTCGAAGTCCACGCTGATCGTCATGGAGCGACCCGCCGGGGCAGTGGGCGTCGGCTCGGCTGGCGGCGGCTGCGCAGGGTCCGCTGCTGTCGCGGGCTGACGCTCCAC